TTAGAGATTCTAAAGATGTTTATGGTTGATGAAAGCAATTTTAAAAACGTTGGCGATGAAGCACCGCACCTGTACAAGTTGTATCTTGCTATGTTCCGCACTCACATGAACAAGGCACGAGAAAACCTAGGACTCGTCAACCCAACTGAAGAAGTCGGAGACAAGTTCGTGTACGCTTCAGACGGTAGAGAGTTTGATAACACGATTGTCGGTCGCAAAGCATTAGAGCGTTATGAAAGGAAACTAAATGCCTAAGTACGATTTTAAATGCGATACATGCGAAGACAGCATTGTTGAGATGCACTTGGCTTACGACGCTACAGAAAGACCTAACTGTGACCGTTGTGGCAGTCCTATGAGTAAAGTATTTACACCACCAGCAATTCAATTTAAAGGAGGAGGTTGGGGCGGACAATGAACCTAGTTCTTTTTCTTGGAATTTTAATTGGTATTCCAGTTGGAATGCTTATACATGCGTGGGTTGAGAGCGATGACTAAGAAGAAAAAAGATTTACCAGTCTTTGCGATTGTTGATATGCCCAAGTGGAAAGCAAAGATTATTGATGTTGTTACAAGCATTTTGTTTCCAGGTGAGAAGTATTTTGTTATAACAATCCATGAAACACACATGACTACAGATGGCAAGAACAAGTACACCGATGACAGAGGAGTGACAGTTGACCTATCAAATTGATGAACTGCCCTCACTTAACAAACATTGGATTATGCGTAACTCAAATATCCCACGACGTTTTATGGGGTACGAGCCAAGCGATATGGACACAGCATTTCCTCAAGGCGTAGATGAGTGGCTTGAGGATTTAGTATCTGGGTCTGTCATCAAACAAATAGGTGGACTGGGACTTACGGGCGTGGGTCTTTTGTTTGATGGCGGACCTGGACTAGGCAAAACAACTCATGCTGTAGTTGCAGCAATGGAATTTGTTCGTAGATTAAATCCAGAGAAGGCTAAAGACATATTGCGTTATAACAGCGAATCTGACTTTGGCATGTTGTCTCGCCCCATTTATTACCTCACGTATCCAGAATTTTTATCCCGTAAGAAGGCTATGTTTGATGCAGACCTTGAAGAAAAACGAGAGATGAACAGACAGATTGAGGGGTTTCATGGTCGTGCTAAAGAAGATTGGTTAAATGTTCGTTTATTAATACTTGATGATTTAGGAAAAGAGTACGGTTCTAAATACGATGACGCATCATTTGATGAGATTTTACGCAGTCGTTATGACCGTGCATTGCCTACAATAGTAACTACCAACGAGATGCTGGAAAATTGGTCCGCCAAATACAGCAACGCAATGGCAAGTTTTGCTAATGAGGCGTTCCAACGTGTTCGACTAACTGGCAAAGACTTAAGAAGGGCTACAGCATGAAAGGTTCACAATTGGAACAGTGGCGTACAGTCCAAGTATTTCTTTCACCTACGGGTGTGTATGAAGTACAACTACGCCCTAACGACACAAAAGCACAATGCTCTTGCCCATCTTTTAAGATGAGGAACAGTTGCAAACACACAACGTTTGTACAAACCCGTATGGCTGAGAACGACGGTCAGTATGCAATCCTGGTACCTGATGATGTGCCAGAAGAAATTCAAGCAAAAGCAAATGAGTCCGCAGAGACTTTCCGCAATTTTATTTTAAAGTACGCTAGAGTAGAGGTGTTGTGAAGGGCGGGGACATCTCCAACGAAACCCCTCCTCGTTTAATTGTTCTTGCAGAAGTTGTTGCAGAGTTTGAAAAAGTTACAGAACGAAAGTTCTTAAATAAAACAACAACTCTACAATTAAAGAACATTAATAAAGCAGCGGTGTCTCAGTTGTGGAATTTAACTTATAAGTATGGGCTTGCCGTTGAGTTAGCAGGTATTGAAGAAGATGGTTGGGACCAATCTTCTTTAGAAAAAGTAATGGACATATTAGACAGACGTGGTAGTAATCCTTTTAATCTTGTTCAAATATATTTAACGACACAAGAGTTAGTAGATGATTTGCCTTATCGCACAAATTTAAAAGGTGTGGTTGACTTGCCCACTAAAGGTTTGAGGTATGGCTCTTGGGGTATTGATTTAAATAGGCTTTAGAGAAAAGATGGGGCAATGGCAGCAGATAACGAGCATCGGTTAGTAAGCAAAGTAATCCGTGACAGAGACATACTGCCAGTTCTACAAAAAGGAATTACTCACGATTGGTTTCTAGATGACGACAATTCTAGAGTCTGGAAGTTTGTTGTTAAGCATTACAACGAGTATTCAGAAGTACCAACTGCTGTAACTGTTAAAGACCATTACCCAACTTATAAAGTTTTAGATGTACAAGATTCTTTAGATTTTCTTGTTGACCAAGCGGTTGCATTTCGTCGCAAAGTATTAGTTCGTCAAGGTCTTGAAGAGTCGGTAGATAAGTTAACTCACAATGACCACGAAGGTGCTTTGGTTGCAATGGAAGCAGCCATTACTCGTGTTAATACTTCGGGTGTACAAGGCACAAACGAGTTAGAACTAACACAAGATGCAACTAATCGTTTTGCTGAGTATCAAGCATTAGCAAGCCATGCAATGATTGGTATTCCAACAGGGTTCGATAAAATTGACGAAGCAACTGCAGGATTGCAAGGCGGTCAATTAATTACTGTTATTGCTCCACCAAAAACAGGTAAGTCACAGATTGCACTAGCAGTTGCAATACATGTTCACAGTCAAGGCAAAGTTCCCATGTTTCAGTCATTTGAGATGACTAACCGAGAAATACAGCAACGCCACGACTCTATTCGTGCACAGATTTCACATGGTCGCCTTCGTCGTGGAAAGTTGTTCCAAGATGAAGAGACCCGATACATGGACATGCTTACAGGATTAGAGCAGATGACTAACAAAGAGTATTTAGTAGATGCTGTAAATGGTTTAACTGTTGGGTCCCTATCAGCAACTATTTCAAAGTTAAAGCCAGATGTTGTATTTGTAGATGGTGTGTATTTGATGATGGATGAGCAAACAGGAGAAATGAACACACCTCAATCAATTACTAATGTAACTCGTTCTTTAAAACGGTTAGCACAACGTCACGACATTCCAGTAATTATTACAACTCAGACGTTGTTGTGGAAGATGCGTGGTGGCAAAGTATCTGCTGATTCAATTGGTTACTCATCATCGTTCTTCCAAGACTCAGACGTTATTTTGGGACTAGAGCCTGTCCCTGATTACGACAACCTCCGTAACTTTAAGATTGTTGCCAGCCGTAACTGCGGACCAAGTGAGACGACTTTGACTTGGAACTGGGAAACAGGTTGTTTCCATGAAGAGACGAAGATGTCTTCTTGTTTAGTTTGTAAGCGTGGTTTAATGATATGAGTTTTAATATTCCTCAAGTACTTGCAAATCTCTCAATTGAGATTGTTAGAGCACGTGGCAGTGAACTTCTTTGTCTATGTCCTATGCACAAATCAAGGACTGGCAAAGAAGACCATAATCCATCATGGTGGATTAACGAAGACACAGGAGCACACATTTGTTTTTCCTGTGGTTTTAAAGGCAATGTCTTCTCCCTAGTTGCTGAAGTCCGTGAACTGTATATAGGTGACGGATTAGATTACGAAGCAGCAAAACAATGGTTAGCAAACGTCGAAGAAATATCGGTCGAAGAACTAGCAGAGAGGCTTAAGAGAGTGCCAACTCACGTCACATCAACCCAATCAATACCTATGTCTGAAGCAAGACTGGCTTTGTTTACTGACCCACCAGAATGGGCATTGGAGAAAAGAAGGCTTAAAGCAGAGTCTGCTCATAGATATGAAGTTCTTTGGGCACCAGATAACACGTGGATTTTGCCAATAAGAAATCCACACGATTACTCTTTAATGGGTTGGCAAGAAAAACAAGAAGGAGTTCGTAAATTTAAGAACACCCCTGTTGGTGTTAAAAAAGCAAGCACGTTGTTTGGAGGACACGAACAAAACCCAGACATGGTTATTGTTGTTGAATCTCCTTTAGACGCTGTAAGAATTTCGTCAGCAGGAATTATTGGAGCAGTTTCAACTTTTGGAGCAATAGTAAGTGATGCTCAAGTTAAGTTACTAAGATATAGCGATATTGTTATTGCAGCCTTTGATAACCCAAACATAGATGAGGCAGGTAGAAATGCTTGTGCAGCCATGATAGTAAGTGCTCGTAAATACGGGATGACTTTAAAGTTTTTTAATTACGCTTCTACAGGTATAAAAGATGTTGGAGACATGACTGATGAGCAAGTTCAACACGGGATTGAAACTGCTAAAGACAGTATCTATGGAGAAAAGGCTTATTTAGGATAGATATGTTTAAAGGAACACTAAAGCCTTATCAGCCTGAAGCCGTTGACAAAATGGTGGAACGAGGCAAGGTTCTTGTTGCCTATGAAATGGGTCTTGGTAAAACTTGCATGACTATTGCTGCTATTGAAAAAATGCGTGACGAAGGGCTAAAAAAGCCAGTACTAGTAGTTGCATTAGCCAGTCTTAAATATCAATGGGCTAGTGAGATAGCAAAGTTTTCAGACTCAACTTCTATAGTTATTGATGGAAACAAAAGTACTCGTACAACTCAATACGCTGACTCTTGTAATTACAACTACGTAATTACAAATTATGAGTCAATCGTTAATGATTGGGATGTGTTAAAACACATAGACTTTGGAGTTGTAGTTTGCGATGAAGCCACTGCTATCAAAAGTTTTAGGTCTAAAAGAACTAAAAAAGTAAAAGAACTTGCTTCTGGTATTCCTATTCGATTTGCTTTAACAGGAACTCCTATTGAAAATGGTAAACCTGAAGAGTTGTACAGCATTATGCAGTTTGTTGAGCCAGGTCTTCTAGGTCGTTTTGATTTATTTGATAAAACTTTTATTGTAAGAAACAACTTTGGCGGGGTACAGAGATACCGAAATCTTCCGTTATTACATGAGAAGATTAAAGTCGCATCAGTACGTAAAGCACAGTCTGATGAAGACGTTGCTCCGTACTTGCCCGCCACTATTCATTTAGCACC